AGTTGAAAGACTTTTGAATAGAATAGAAGAAGCAAACACCTATTTTCTAATGAAAATGGGTTCTTCTATTAAAAAAATAAGAGAATTAACACCAAGTCAAGCACAACAACTTGTGAATATCTTGAAATATGGTGGCAATTATGAAGATATTATAAGAGAAATTGCTAAATATACAGATTTGAATATAAAAGATATTGATGATATATTCTCTAATTACGCTAAAAAAGACCAATTATTCTATGAAAAGTTCTACCAGTATAGAAATATACCTTTTGTAGAATACGAGCAAAATGAGGCATTAAAACGTCAAACAGAGGCACTTGCAAATATAGTTAAGAACGAAATGTATAATTTTACTCGTGCAAATGTATTAGGCTATACTATTCGTGATATAAATGGACGAGTTCAATTTATGGGGTTAAGAGAAACTTATAATCGTGTATTAGATGAGGCATTATTAAATGTTGGGCAAGGTAAAGAAACATTCGATAGTGCTATGAGTAGAATTATGAAAGACATTGGTGGTAGTGGTTTAAAGACTATTCAATATGAAAGTGGACGTTCTATAAGATTAGATAGTGCTATAAGAATGCACTTAAAAGGTAGATTAAGAGAATTACATAATGAAAACCAAAAAATATTAGGTGCTGAATTTGATAGTGATGGGTATGAAATAAGTGTACATAGTAATCCAGCAATAGACCATGAAAAAGTACAAGGTAGACAATTTTCACTAGCAGAATACGATAGATTAAATAGTGGACTTGAAGCAAAAGATTATAAAGGCAATACTTATACGTTAGATCACGATAACAAAAATGGTTATCGTCCAATTAGTGAGCTTAACTGTTACCACTACATATTTAGCATTGTTTTAGGTGTTAGTGAACCTGAATATAGCGATAAGCAATTAAAAGAAATAATTGATAGCAATAATAAAGGTTTTGAATTTGAAGGCAAACATTATAGCTTATATGATGGTGAACAATTACTTCGTAAAGTAGAATTAGAATTAAGAAAATCTAAAGACACTCAAATACTTGCTTATTCTAGCAATAACACTGAATTAGTTGGAGAAATGCAAAGTAGAATAACTCAATTAACAAGCAAATATAGGGATATATTGAAAGCAAGTGGTTTAAAAAGTAAAATCGAACGTGCTAAAGTTAGTGGCTATCGTCGTGTAAATATTGCTAAAATGAAGTAAATATGTTATGATTATATATAGAGGAAGTACCCGAATTGCTTCCTCTAACACTTATTCGGGAGGTGTTATATATGATAGAAGAAGTGTGGAAAGATATTCCTGATTTTGAAGGAAGATACATGGTGTCTAATTTGGGTAGAGTAAAAAGTATGAAATATAGACATCATAATAAAGAAGAAATATTAAAACAAGAAAGTAATCATAATTATAAAAGGGTGTGTTTATTTACAAAAGATGGTAGAAGACATCATTTTAGAGTACACAGATTAGTGGCAATAACATTTTTACCTAACCCTAATAATTATAATGAAATTAACCATAAAGATGAAAATCCTAGTAATAACTGCGTTGATAATTTAGAATGGTGTGAGCATACATATAATATAAACTATGGAACTAGAACACAAAAAGCAAGATTAGGTATAATAAAATCAATTAAACAATACGATAAAAACAATAATTTTATTAAGAAATATAATTCAATAACTGAAATTGAAAAAGAATTTAATTTTAATAGAAGTAATATAATTGCTTGTGCAAAAGGAAGAATATCTAATGCTTATGGCTACAAATGGAAATATGCAGATGATAAGTTGCCAAAAGTAAATTAAAGTGATATAATTAAATTGTCCAATTACTTCTATGAGGATTGGAAGCTATAAATTTTTGGTGTTACCTTTATAGGTAGCATTGAGTAGATATAATCGGTACATTGATAATTTCACGAACTGCAGATTAGTGAATAATGTCTTAAGTAAAGAAGTTAAGTACACAACTTCTAGTGTGGGAAGCGATTTAAGACTAAAGGAAACGATTATCAAGGGTATCCTTGCACCACTGTCTATATCTATTCAATGGTGCTTATAATAGGCACTTGGAGATATATTTGTGTTATATCAAGTCCGAGCAATAGCGGAGGGGTTGCTTGGTTTATCTTTTATAGGTAGTGTACTGATGATATATAAAAGATGATGTGGTTAAAGGGATGACAAGTGTTAATAGTTAGAGCCAACTTCCTTATGTAATTCTTGTACTCCACAACAAATGGCTAAGTTATAACCTTTATATCATTAGTACAGTGCTTATAAGATAGCACTTAAAACGCAAGAACGATAATATCGTTCTTTTTTTATTGATAAAATATGTAAAAAGTGGTATTATTATATTAGGAGGTAGATAATGTGGATTTAAACAAAATAAGGAGTATGAATGACGCAGAATTACAAGCATATTTAAAATCATTAGCAGACAGAAAAAGTAGTAATTGTATAAAGTGTGGTAAAGCAAATGCAGATTATACAATTAATGTAAGAAATAACAATAAATTTCAACAAAAGAAGTTATGTTGTTTATGTGAAAATTGCTATAATGATATGCTTGATAATCTTGGTGTTAGTGATATTATATGGGAATAATGCTATTTGGTATTATTCTTTTTTTATGTTATAATTTAATTAGTAAGAGTAAAAATAGGAGGTATGTCTATGGAACTAACAGTTGCTTTGTCTATTAGTATATTGTCAGCAGTAATGACAGTTGCTAATTTTGTAGTAAATAGAAAAGATAAAGCTGTCAAAGACGCAAAAGAAGAAAATATAGGATTAATTGACTATAGATTAAATGAACTAGACAAAAAAGTGCAAAGAATATTAGACAAATTAGATGATTATGATAAAGAGATTAAAGTTCAAATAGAAGAAGCAATGGCACATCATATAAGGGAGTATCATCGAAAGGATAGTTGATTATGAGCTTGAAGGAGGAAGTTTTAGAAATGAAAAAAGAAGTTCAAGCAGTAAGAGAACAAAGTTTAGCAATGGAAATGCTAAAAGATTATAAAAAAACAAATAAAAGACTATTTATTATTATTCTAACTATGCTTTTAATGTGGTTTGCTACTATAGTATATTTAGTATATATTCTTAATGATATAGGCTATGAGGAAGTTACTACTGAAAGTTATGATGTTACTCAAGATTCAGGTGATAATGGAAATAACAATTTTATTAATGGTAAGAGTAATGAGGTGAATAACTAATGGCAAAACAAAGAGTAAGATATATCAAAACGACTGTTAAAAGAAAATATCGTAGATCAAAAAGGAAATAATGAATTTTTTTGACTTTACAAAAATAGATTATGAATATATTGTTGAACAATGTATGCTAGATAAAGAATATCAAAAGTTGTTAGAATACAAAATAAAAGGATATAGTCGTGTTAAAATGGCTATGGAATTAGGTGTTAGTGAATCAACACTAGATGTAATGATTAAAAAATTAAAGAAAAAGATTAGAAAAATTATATAATTTTTTTAGAAGAACTCAACAAAATTGGGTTCTTTTTTTATGTGATAATGGTATTGAAAAGGAGGAAACAGAACTTGTTAGAGTTGTTTAAAACACGATTTGAGAAGTAATAATACTGTGTCCTCTTTTTCTATTGTAAGGAGATGAATTTATGTATAATAGTCCATTTAATATTTATAGTCCACAAGCAAGTTTAGACAGAATAAATGCACAAATAAATGAACTAGAAAAAGCAAAAGCACAGTATCAACAACAACCAGTACAACAACCTATAACACAGAACTTTCAATTAGCACCTACAAATCATGATGCTATAAGATATGCTAATTCATTAGAAGAAGTACAAAGAAATGTAGTAATAGGTGATACACCATATTTTAGCAAAGATATGAGTGTTGTATGGGTTAAAGATACAAGAGGTAATATAAGAACTTATGAATTAACGGAAATAGTACCAAAAGATGCAAAAGATATGCAAATAGAAATGTTAAAAGCAGAAATTGATGAATTAAAGAAAGGAATGATAACAAATGAACAACCTAATACAAATGTTATTCAACCAGAAAATGCAATCAATACCACAAGGGATGATGAAACAGATGGAACAACAGTTGAAGATGAGAAATCCTCAAGCATACAAAAAATATCAACAAGCAAGAAAGGAAAATAGAAATCCTAATGAATTTTTGAATGAAGTTGTAGGAGGATTTAGTCCAGAACAAAGACAACAATGGGATAACATGATGAGCCAAATTAATGGTATCAATGCTAAATAGCATTTGATATAAAATATTAAGAAAGGAGAATGCAAATGAACGGAAATTCAGGAATAGTACCTACTGTAGATTTAGCTACTAATAATTCTTATCCAGTTTATCCAGTAATGGGTGGATTTGGTAATGGTGGCTTTGGTGGTTACGGTGCAGATTGGATTTGGGTAATCGTTATCCTTGCTTTATTTGGAGGTTGGGGAAATAACGGAAACAACGGTGGATTCTTTGGTGGACGTGGATTTGATGATGGATATGCTTGGCTTTCAAATGGTCAAAAAGAAATTATGCAAAACACTAACAATGGATTTGACACATTACACTTATCTAACCAATTAGAAGGTAATAGAGATGCAATAAATAGTTTATCTAATCAGTTATGTAATAGTACGTCAGATATTACATCAGCAGTAAATAATGGTTTTTATAACCTTAATACTTCATTCTTAAACTGTTGCTGTGAAAACAAACTAGGTATAGCTGACTTAAAATATACTGTTGCAACTGAAAACTGTGCTGATAGACAAGCATTAAATGAAGGTGTAAGAGATATTATTGCAAATCAAACAGCTAATACACAATCAGTTCTTGATAAATTATGTCAATTAGAATTAGACAGTAAGAATGATAAGATAGTTGATTTACAAAGAGAAGTTCTTATGAAAGACTTACAAGCAAGTCAAGTAGCACAAAACTCATTTATAGCACAAGGCTTTGCTAATGAAGTAGACCAATTATACAATAGACTAGCAAACTGTCCAGTACCTAGTACACCAGTTTATGGTAGAACACCTATATTCACTTGCAACAATGGTGGTTGTGGTTGTGGAATGGGTACAACAAGTCAATTTATTTAATAGCATAGAGTTGAATACAACTAACTCGATTACGAGAACTTGCTAATTCCATACTAGAGTGGACATCTGTCCGTACTAGAGTGGACTAGAGAATAGGCATAGTTCTATTCTCTATTTTTTATAGAAATGCACAATAAAAGTGAAAATATTGTAATAATTTAGTATAAAATGCACTGTTTTTACAATATATTGTGCAAAATTTGAAAGGAGAAAGATAAAATGATAGAAACAATTATAAATGAACCATTAGCATTACCAAGCAACGCAAGTCCAGTAACTTTTGATGAAACAACTGTTAGAACTAGATATGCTTCTTGCTGTGGATGGCTAGACTATTCAAATGGTAATCCTAACTTTAAAATATTTGGAAATGGTTATACAGGTTATTATGATGTAGAATTTAGTGCTTCCGTAAGTACAGCAACAGCAGGAGTTGTAGCAATCGGTTTATTCCAAGATGGTGTATTAATACCTGATACAGTAAGAGCAGTTACTATTGCAGCAGCTGACGATTATGAAACAGTTTCTTTTGATAAGAAATTAAGAGTATGCCCACGTGGAACTACTAATATATCAGTTCAAAGTGTTCCAAGTGTACCAACACCAACTGATCCTACAACACCAATATCAACAACACAAGCAATTATAACTAATGCCACATTTAGTATAAGTAGAATTTAATGAGAAATAATTTAGATATGACATCTTTAATCTTGCAATTATATAGTGTTATTTTACTATTACAAGATTACAATAATAGAGATTTAATGCAAGAATTACAAAGACAAGATAGCAATTATTTAGAAAAAATAATTAAACAAAATGAAGAAATAATAACTCTTTTAAGAAAGGAGGAAAAATAATGCACAAAAAGTTAGAAGAAAAGACTAAAGAAAGTATAGAAAAGATATTAGATGAAGGTATAACAACCAATAATTTAGATCATCTATACAAATTAGCAAAAATAAATCATATAGCAAAGGAAGGAGAGAATGATATGAACTATGGCAATTATGGTGCAAGAAGACCAGGATATGATAGTTATGGACGTGACAACTATGGAGAATATGGAAGAGATAACTATGGTCGTAGAGGGTATGATATGAAATACCGTGGTGAAGAAGAAATGGACAGAATGGCTGGAGAATATGGACGTTATATGGATAGTCGTGAAAGATATGGTGCTGGTGAAGAAACAGATAAATCATTTCATTACATGGTAAAAGCACTTGAAGATTTCATTATGGTATTAAAACAAGAAGCAGAATCACCACAACAAAAACAACAATTAATGGAAGCATTACAAAATAGTATGAGATAGTATGAGATATTATTTTTATAATGCTAATAGTCATAATAATTTTATTGATGACTGCTTTCCTAGGGCATATTCAATAGTAATGGATATAACATGGAAAGAAGCATATAAAGAATTATGTAAAAGTGCAATGGAACAAGGTTATATGATGGATAGTGCTATTTTTGTAAGGAATTTTTTAGATAAAAAGTTTAAAAGAATACCTTACAATGAGATATACATAGGAGAGTTTGCTGAAAATCATCCTGTTGGAAAATATTTAATAACTACTAATAATCATATAACAGCGTGTATCAATGGCTACGTTATAGACACGTGGGATTGCACTGATAAAAAAATTGAATATATTTGGAAAATATCATAAAATATGATATAATGTTTATAGAGGAGTACCACAACTGCTCCTCTAATACTTTGTTGTGGGAGGTATTTTTATTATGAACAAAGAAGATAAAAAAAGATTAATTACTATAAGACATAGTATGTATTGTAGATGTAATTATCCTGCTACTCATGGATATGAAATATATGGTGGGAGAGGTATAAAAATATGCGAAGAATGGATAAACAATCCTGATAGTTTTTATGATTGGGCTATAAATAATGGTTACAAAAAAGGTTTAACATTAGATAGAATAGATGTAAATGGTAATTATGAACCATCTAATTGTAGATGGGTAACAAAAGAAGTACAAGATAACAATAGAAGAAATAATAGAAAAATAACTTATAATGGTGAAACAAAAACTTTATCACAATGGTCTAGAGAATATAATATAAACATAGTAACATTAAGTGATAGATTAAAAGCAGGATTGTCTATTAATGAAGCATTAAATAAACCAGTTATAAAAAGTGGTGGTAAATTACTTTTTACAATAAACAATGAAACTAAATTATTAAGTGAATGGTGTAAAATATATAATATAAATTATCAAACAGCATGGAAAAAAATAAAAGATGGCAAAACCATAGAAAAAGCATTGAAATTAAATTAAAGGGTGTATTTTACACCTTTTTATTTTTATGTTATAATTAATGTAGGTGGTTCTTATGACAATTGCAGTCGATAAAAATAGTATAAGTGCTGTAAAAAAAGATAACAATAAATATATTTATTTATTTGATAATGAAAATTATAAAGATTTATTAAAAACAGGACTTCATTGTTTACATTATGAATATTGCAAGTTTGTAGATTTAAACTTAACTGATTATGATATTGATTGTATAAAAAAATGCAAGATAACTGATAAAGATTGGAATAAGTTGCCAGAAAAAGTAGATTACAAAATAGGAATTATAATACCAAACTATAATTACGAACATACAATAGAAAAATGTTTAGAAAGTATATGTACTCAAACATACAAGAACTTTGAAATAATATTTGTAGATGATATGAGTACAGATAATAGTGTTGAAATAGCAAGAAAAGTAGCAACTAAATACTTTCCAGATATTGTGATAAGAATAAAAGAGTTACAACAAAAACGATTAAATGGTGGTTCTAGAAACGAAGGCTATTTACATTTAAGTGATGATGTTGATTATATATTCTGTGTAGATAGTGATGATTGGCTTTACGATAATGAAGTACTAGAAAAAATAAACAATAAATTACAGACACAACCTGATGTGTTGTTTTGTGGATTAGCACAATACAAAAACGATAAACTTACGACTTGCTTTATACCACAATATAAAGACAAATACGAGGCAATAAGAGGTTGGAGTGGTGTTGGTAAGGTAATAAAGAAAAACCTTGCTATAAGGCAAGAATGCCTATATAATGAGGGTACATTAAAAGAAGATAAAAACCAGCATTGTAAGATATGTATTTATATGAATGATTTTAAATTGTTACAAGAACCTGTATATGTATGGAATCAACAAAACACAAAATCAGTAACAACTATTCGTGAAAAAGTAATATGGGGGACTTCTACTATAAGACATTATGCAGATACATTGCAATTAGCATTAAGTGTTAAAGGAAAAGACCCAGTAATTGATAGGTATTTGGATGAACGTGTTAGAAAAACAAAACAAGAAATGAATAATGGAGGAGATCGTCAATGGTAAAATTAAGTTTGATTATACCTTACTTTGAAACTTATGAATTAACTGAAAGGCTATTAAAAGGTTTATCGGTACAAGTCAATGATAAAGTTGAAATAATACTTATTGATGATTATTGCAAAAAAGAATTTCATGATATGAGAAAAGAATTAGCATTAAACCATATTAGATTAATAGAACATGAAAAAAATATGGGAACAGCTTTAACAAGAAATGAAGGCATAAAAAAAGCTAAAGGACAATATATAGGTTTTATAGACTGTGATGATACAGTAACAATGGATTATATAGATGTATTATTAAAGGCAATAGATGAAACACCAACAGAAGTAATTAACTTTAATTGGCTAGGATTAAGTGAGAATGCAGTAGTGTGTAGGCCAACAAATCCAGCAATGTGGAAAGCAATATATAGAAATGATGTATGCCCTTTATTTAGAGAAGATTTAGAGTGGGGAGAAGAAGATGTAGATTTTCAAGTAGAAGTTCAACAAATGGAAACAACTTATTTAGATAGAGTATTGTATGTTTATAATTCAAATAGAGAGGGAAGTCTTTTTTGGAGAAAGATGCATAGGGAGGAGTAAGAAATGATTTATATAATGAAACACATACCATATGATAATCCAGTACCTAAAGATTATGTAGAATTAGGCATAGGTAATATGTTTGAACATTATGATATGGATAATATAAATGTACTTAATTTATTTTTAAATGAAGTAACTGGTTTGTATCATATATGGAAAAATACAAATGATGATATAGTAGGTTTATGTCATTATAGGAGAATGTTTTGGTATAAAGATGACTATTTAAAATTAAAAGATGCCAAAGAAATACTTAAAGATTATGATATGATAATTACACATGATGTAGTATTTCAAAGAAGCATACACGAACAATTAAAAAGTGAATTTGAAAATCCTGATATATACCAAAAGTATTATGAAAAGTTTTGCCAAGCAATACCTAGATTTAAAGAATTTATGGATAAAGATAGATTCAACAATAGAGAAATGTTTGTATGTAAAAGAGAATTAATGAATAAATATTGTGAATGGTTATTTCCAATAGTAATGCCCATATTAAAAGAGTTTTTAGAACAAGATGTTGGTAAAGTAGTAAACAAAAGAATGATTAGTCATTTAGTAGAAAGAGCATTTTCATTCTGGGTATTAAATAATAATTTAAAAACATATAGAATGGATTATATAGATATTTAGGAGGTATAATATGATAAGATGTGAAGTTATAAAAGAATTTACATTAGAAAGATTTGATGAATTAAAAAATATTCAAAGAAGAAGCTTTGACACAAAAGGGAAACTATATGTAGGAGATACTTTTGAATGCACAGAAGAAATGGCTAAATATTTAATGGGTAGTAACAAAGATAAACAAGTAGTTGTTAAAGTAATTGAAGTAGAACCTGAAATGCCAACTATTATAGGGCATAGAGCAGATGATGTAGAATATGTTGTACCATTAGGAGATAAAGAAGAATTAGATAAATTAAGTAAGGCAATAGAAAAAGCAATTAAGCCTAAAAAGAAAAAATCAAGCAAGAAATAGTCTTGCTTTTTTTGTGGTATTTGACAATCCTTTACACGTATATTATAATTATATTAAGAGTTCGTGAGAACTTTAAGTTGCACACGACACAAATAAGTGGAATAAGACTATACTAAGTCTATAAAAGAAGGAGAAAATGTTATGGAAGATAACAAAGACGTTCAAGTAACGGAAGAAACAAAAGTAGAAGAACCTAAAAAGGAAGAATCTACAAAAACATACACTCAAGAGGATTTAGATAATTCATTTAACGCTGGTCGAAAAAAGGCTAGTCAAGACTGGCAAAAAGATGAAAAGTATAAAGAATTTATGGAGTGGAAAAAAACTAATCAAAATGATAGTGAAAAACTTGCTGAATTACAAGCTGAAAGAGATCAATTATTTAGTGAAAATAAAATATTAAAGGCAACAAATGAAGTTGCTAAAAGTGATGTTAAACCTGAATTTTTGAAATTTGTTACAAGTGAAGTAATGAGTATGGTTGATGAAACTAATGATTTTGATACTGCACTAAAAAACTATAAAAAAGACAATAGTCAATATTTTGGCGAAACAGTAGTAAAAAAAGTGCAAAGTTCACCAAACTTAAATGGTGGTAATAAAGTAAGCAGTGTTAATGATATTTTTAATAATATGATTAGAAATGCTTAAATAAGAAAAGGAGAGATTAAATTATGGCAAACATGATTACAAAATCAGACGCTTCAGCTTTAATTCCTGAACAAGTATTTGGGGAAATATTTAAAGAAGCTGAAAAATATTCAAAAACTTTACAATTATTTAGAAGATTACCAAATATGACAAGTGATAAATTAAGACTAAAAGTAGTTGATAGTTTACCAGTAACATATTGGGTAAATGAAAGTTCAAACAATGGTAGAAAAAATACTACTAAAATGGCATGGGATAATGTTTATATAACAGCCGAAGAATTAGCAGTTATAATTCCAATTAAAGACAATGTATTAAATGACGCTGATGTTGATATTTGGGCTCAAGTTAAACCTGAATTAGCAAAAGCTATTGGTAAGAAAATTGACCAAGCTGTATTATTTGGTGTAGACGCACCAGTATCATTTGGAAATGGTATAATTCCTACAATAGTTAGTAAATCAAAAGCTATTACTGAAACTGGAAAATTATACAGTGATATTAATGATGTTATGACAGAAGTTGAAGAATCAGGATATGAAGTAACAGGATTACTTGGTGGAGTTGGACTTAAAGGAAAATTCCGTATGATGACTGATACAACTGGTCAACCATTAAATACAACTGAAATTGGTTCATTAAATAGAGCATTTGTTGACAATGGAGCATGGGATAAATCAGTTGCTACATTAGTTGCAGGAGATTTCAATCAAGCAGTTTATTCTATTCGCCAAGATGTTACATTTGATGTATTTAGAGAAGGTGTAATTCAAAACACTGATGGATCTATCGCTTACAACTTAATGCAAGAAGATATGTCAGCAATAAGAGTTACATTCAGATTCGGTTATGCAGTACCTAATCCAGTAACTTCATTAGATGGAACTGAAAATAGATATCCATTTGCTGCATTAGTACCTGAAGGATCAGTAAGTCTATAATATAAAGGAGGCATTTTATGACATTTGAAGGACAATACCTAACATACGCAGAATTTCAAGCATTAGGTGGTTCTGCAATTGGCGAAATGCCTTTTAATCTATTAGAATTTGAAGCAAGAAATCAAATTGATTTAAGAACACATCAAAGATTGGTAAATGAAGAAACAATACCACAAAAAGTAAAAATATGTGAATTTAATTTAATCCAAAAAATACAAAGCTATGCAGAAGCAACAAGTAGTATTGGTGGAAATGTAGCAAGTGAGAATACAGATGGTTATTCAATTAGTTATATAACTGCTGATAAAATAAAAGAACTTGTGGTTTCTAAAAATAGTGAATTGCAAGACATTATGTTAAGTGATTTGTATGGTGTTGTGGTTAATGGTGAACATATTATTTATAATGGTGGAATAGAATGATTACTAATTCAAAAGTAACAATATATCACATGAGTGGATTAGATACATCTACACATTTAGAAAAATGGACTAGACATAACTATGATAATGTGTGGTTCTTTGGAGGCAAGGGTGCTGGAATCAATAAAGGATATGACAATGCAAACGATGTACAGGTTCGAATACCTTATGACCAAAATAATGGTTTAAATATAAATAATTTTGCTATTGGCGATATTATTGTACAAGGCAAACTTGAAACTGATATAACTACACAAGATGATTTATCTACTTATCAAATATATAACATAACAAGCATAAATGATAATAACTTTGGTAATAATCAACATATACATTTAGGAGGTAAGTAATATGCCTGCTAAAATGAAACCTATAAGTGTTATTAAAGCACGATTAGGAATAGAACCTAATGGTAGAGTACAGAAATTCTTAACAAACACTTGCTACAAGCACATGGATAAATATGTTCCAATGGATAATGGTGATTTAAGAAACAATATTGATATTGGAACAGATTATATTACATATGAAAGTCCTTACGCTAGGTATCAATACTATGGAGTAAGAGAAGATGGAACGCATCAAGTAAAAAACTATACTACTCCTGGTACAGGTACTTATTGGGATAAACGAATGAAAAGTGCAGAAATGCAAGATGTTGTTCAAGAAGTACAAAAATATGTTGGAGGTAAAAAATGAGTGTAGAAGATTTAAGAATATCAAAGTTAAGAAGTTATCTATTTGAAATAATAAATACTCTTACTACAAATAGAAACTATCAAATAAATGCCAATATGTTATCAAATAAAATAGATGATTATTCACTTGATAAAATACCTACTAATAAAGAAGTTGAAAACTGGATAATAGGTATTGCAGTAAATAGAGATGTCTATTCATTTAGAAGTAGAAAATCTTATTCACAAGATACTATTGTTAATCTAAAAAATGTTGGGTTCTTTGAACAATTTGAAAATGCTATCAAAACTAATAATGAAGAAGGCAATTTGCCTGATATACCAAATATAGAAAGTATAGAATGTCTAAACTGCGCAACAATGAATAGTGCAGATGGAAAACAAGCAGAATTTGACATACAAATACAAATAACTTATAGAGATAACAAAGAGGAGGTAATAAGCCTATGAAAATAATTGCTAAAATAGATTTTACAGCTAATAACGAACAATACATTAAAGGTGATGAAATTAAAGGACTTAATTATAATCAAATAGTTAAATTAAATGAATTAGGTTTTATTGAACCTCTTACATATAGAGATTTAGTTCTTATAAAAAGAGAGCTAGAAAAACCTAAAAAGGAGGAAAGATTATAATGGCAGATTATGTACCAAGTGGAATTGAAAAAATCAAAAGAAGTCAATTCTTAACTTACTTAAACACAGGAACTTCTGCTGTACCAGTTTGGAGTGTTCTAGGTGTAGGTATTACTGAATATGGAATTGATTATAATCCACAAGTAGATACTGAAAAATGGATTATTGAAGACAATGCTAGAAATGACCATTCTTCTAATCAAAAACAAGGTAGTGTAACTCAAAGATGTTACAAAGGCGATCCAGTATTTGAATTTATCAATGCAGGACGTGACCAATTAAACTATAAAACACAAGTTCTTGATATAGATAGATGGAACGGAACTGGAACTACATATCCAGCAAAATTAAATGATGTTATTATAACAGTAACAAGCTATATGGGAGAAAATGCTGAAATAGAATATGACATCTATTATGATGGAGATGCTACTGAAGGAACAGTAACATTTACAGGTTCTACTCCAACATTCACACCAACAACAAGTTTATAATAAAACCTATTAAGGGTTAGGGTAGGAATAGCCCTAGCTCTTATTTTTAATTAAGAAAGAGAGGAGATAATATTATGACAGACAATAATATTATAAAATTAAATAAAGATAGTGTATTTAGATTAGGAATACAAACAAGTGATGGAAAAGATACAGGAGAATATTTAGAGTTTCAATTGGATGACATTGAAATTCCTTTAAGATATCAAGAAATGATTGAAAAGGATAAAAAGAATAAAGAAAATTTGAGAAATCAAATGTTAATAATTGATAAAAGACAAGATGTTAAAGGAAAGAAACTATTAAGCAAGAATGAAGAAGATAAAATCAAAGCATTAAATGATTTTTTTATTAAGGAAATAGAAGTATATAATATGTTTTTAGGTGCAAGAGGTGTTGAGAAGTTATTAAATGGTAGAAAGTTCACATGGACTACATTACAAGAAATAGATGAAATAATTGAAAAACAAATAGCACCACATTTAGATGTTAATATGAAAAATATTACTGATAAAGTAAAAGAAAAATATAGCCAAGCAGTTAAGAAAAGCGAAGATATTGAAGTGATAGAATAATGGCTTGTACCAAAAAAATAAAAATTGAAGATACTATCTATGAAGCAAATACCGACTTTAGAATTGCTATAAGGTGTAATGAAATAGCAACTGACGACAAAATAGGCGATTTTGAACGTGTTTTAGGTATCATTTGCACGATGTTTGGTGGTTCTGCGTTAGATAATCCTAACCACTATGAAAAGTTGCTTAAATGGGCTTTAAATTATCTTTCTTGTGGTCAAGAAATAGTTGATACACATAAACAACCTGATATGGACTATGTAGAAGATATGGAATATATTGAAGCAAGTTTTATGAGTGATTATCATATTGACTTGGAAAATGAAAAAATGGATTGGCATAAATTTAACAAATTAATGAATGGGTTGTCCAATAGTGAAATGGGTAATTGTTGTGTATTAAATAGAATTAGAAATTTGAGAAACTTTGACTTGAGTGAAATTAAAGATAACAAAGAAAGACAAAAAATAGCAAAAGCTAAAGAACAAGTTGCATTAAAGAAATATAAAAAAGAGAATCATTTAACAAAAGAACAAGAAGAAAGTATGGAAAGATTAAATGAAATACTTGGCTTGTAGAAAGGAGTGATTTTATGGATGGAAAAATTGTTATAGGAACAGAAATTGATACAAAAAGTTTTGATACACAAATAGAACAAATAGAAAAAGAACTTAATTTTGTAGAAGGAATGCTAGAAAAGAAAAAAGAATACAAATTAAGTACAGAAGCAGTAGAAAAATTTAGCTTAAAAGCAGAAAAATTAAGAAATCAATTAATAGATTTAAGAAAAAAACAAGATGCTTTGAATAAGCAAGGATATTCTAATATGATTTCTTCTCTGGGCAATATTGGTAATTCAATGAATAGTATTATTAAAAAAGTTAGTAGATGGGCATTGGCAATATTTGGTGTAAGAAGTGCTTATATGTTTGTAAGGCAATCAATGAGTACACTTTCACAATATGATGAACAATTAGCAACAGATATGGAGTACATGAGATGGGCTTTAGCAACTACAATAAAACCAATTATAGAATGGATAATAAAAGCAGTATATACATTACTTGGTGTTATAGGTTCGATAGCTAAATCTTTGTTTAATGTAAATATTTTTGCTAATGCTGGTGCAGATGCATTTAAAAGAGCAAAAAGTAATCTTGGTGGTGCTAATAAAGAAGCAAAACAATTACAAAAAACACTTGCTGGATTTGATGAAATGAATGTGTTACAAGCTGATGGTAGTATCACAGGTGGTGGTGGAGGAGGAATACCAACGCCACAATTTAGCCTAGATGATATGTTTAATAACAAAGACGTTAAAAATGTCAAAAAATTTTGGGAAGATATTTTTAACTTTTGGGAAAAGGATTGGAAAGAATTTATCAACACTTTAGATGGAAACTGGAAAACATTTTTTGAGGGAATTATTACTTTTTGGAAAGGTATATGGGATATATTAAAAGGTTATGGAGAAATAATAATTGGATTAATACAAATGATATTTGGCGTTGTAACAGGCAATTTTGATTTAGTCAAGCAAGGCTTTAATATATTACTTGAAGGCATAAAGAATTTATTAGTTGGATTCTTTGAAATGGTAGAAGGAACGTTATCAGTAGTATTTGGTTTTATAAAAGGTATTTTTATGGAAATATGGGATGTATTTTATAAATATGTTATAAAGCCAATAAGTAACGGTGTTGGTCAAATAGGCAATTTGTTAAAAAAACCTTTTCAAGCTATGATAGACTTTATAAAAAAATTATGGGATAACATTAAAAAGCCAATAGAAAGTTTGGTAAAAAATATAAATAAGGCTTTAGATAAAGTTAATCCTATCAACATACTTGGAGATTTAGGTAAAGGTATAGGGAAAGGAATAGGAAGTATTGGGAAATTCTTTGGTTTTGCAAAAGGTGGAGTTGTAGTACCTAAATTAGCAAAAGGTGCAATAGCCAATCAACCAGGACGTGGAATACCAACGCTTAGTGGTGGTGCAAGATGGGCAGAGGCAGGAGCAGAAGGATATTTGCCACTTACTGATAGTCAAATTATGAGTACACTTGGACAAGAAATAGGAAAGAATGTAATAATAAATCTAACTAATGTTACTAAATTAGATAGTAGACAAATTGCAAGAAAGGTAGATAAAGTTCAACAAAACAATGACTTTGTCTTAAATAGGTGATAATATGTTTATAGATAAAGATAGTATTGTAATAAATGGAATATCAATGGGACAATATCTAGTAGATGCAAAATATGGTTACAATAAATTATGGAGTAGTGATAGTGGAAGAAATCTTGCTGGAGACCAAACAGGCACACTTATAGGAATATATGTTAAATTAACATTACAATTTAGAAAACTTACTAAAAGTGAGTTAGAAATAATAACACCAATAATAGATAGTGCTAGACAAACATTAAGCTATTATGACCCTACTAAACAAGCACAAACAACAATGACAACATATACAGGTGATTATGAAATAGTAAATAAATATATAATAGGCAATGATAGAAAAAATGAAGGGTTTAGTTGTTCATTTATTGCTGTAAGTAGGAGGTCATAATGAAGACAATAACTTATGATTATAAACAAGAACTAAAAAAACTTGGTAGAGAAATAGATTTAAAGTTTTTTTTACATACTAACGATAAAATAATAACAGAAGATGGTAAGTTTTTAATAACACAAAATAATAGACATTTAGTAGTAGAACAATTTGATGAAATAGAAGTAGATGAAACAATAACAAGTGCAGATATATATAATGCACAAATAATAACAAATGGTTCTTTATTATCAACGATGATGAAAGAAATTGACTTTGAATTAAAAGAAGATTTAAGAATTGGTGATGTAATAGGTTGCCAATTTGGTTTAAAAGTTAATGGAAGCTATGAATATATAGATTTTGGTAATTATATGGTATTTTCAAAAGAATTTAATGAAGATACTAAAACTTATAGTTATGTTGCTTATGATAGAATGTTATTAACAATGCAAGAAACAAGCCAAGAGTTTTTATCTAATTTAGATAATCAAACGCTTGCTTATGCAATACATACAATATGTGATACAGTAGGTTTAAATTATACTGCAAGTCAAGAAGAATTAACTGCATACCCTAATTTAAGTAAAACAATAAATGAAGGAACATTTACAGATATGCAAATAACTTATAGAGATATACTTGATATGATATGTCAAGCTTTAGGGTTGTCAATGATAGTTGATGGTAAAGACTTAAAATTAAAAACACCACAAGAAAGTAGTTGTTTTGAACCTTATGAGATAAAAGGAAACACAATACAAGATGGAACTCCAACACCAAGTGAACCTATTGAAATAAAAACAGTAACAGGAGAAATAACACATAATAATAAAACAATAGATTTAGGAGATATAGAACTATGTAAAATAGGAACATATCAAGATAAAATATATAAAAATAATGGAAGTTGGTATATACATAAAGAAATAGGTAAAGTAGTTTTAAATGGAACAGAAAATATAACAATAACAAATTCAGGAACTGCTAATTGGTATTATAAAATAACAGCAAATAATCCAACAGCAAATCAACTTCAAGAATTATGTAGTCATTATCCTAATGCTGGTATATATAATAGTAATACAACACAGGGTATATTATTAATAACTAATGGAACAGAAATAAGAATAAGATATGGAACACAAGATACAGCAGATAATTTCAAAACTTGGTTATCAAATAATAATGTAACTTTATATTATCCATTAGCAACTACTACTAATACAGTAATAACAGATACTAACTTAATAGCACAACTAGAAAATGCAGGTACTATAACAGGAGATATAGATGAAAGATACTTAAAAGACACTAATGTTAGTTTTGGAGAAAAATATATGATAAATAGTGTTGTGTTAAGTAGAAGTGAAGATAATGATACAATATATCGTAGAGATGAACAAAGCATAGCAGAAAATGGTGTACACGAATTTAAAATAAAAGATAACTTAATAATGCTATATGATGATAGAGAAGATTATATAGATGAGATATTTGAACAATTAAATGGTTTAGAATACTATATAAATGATTATTCAAGCATAGGTATAACTTATCTTGATTGGTTAGATTTCTACAATGTAACAGTAGATGGCAAAACTTATAAATGTTTAATGCTAAATGATGAAATAAAAATAAATCAAGGGCTAGAAGAAAGTGTCTACACAGAAGAACCAGAAGAAACAGTAACAAATTATAAAACTTCAAGTAAAACAGATAAAGAAGTATCATTTATAGTAGATAAGCAAAATGGTAGTATTAGAGCCAAAGTTAATAAAGGTGAAGTTATAAATGAAATAAACCTAGATGAAAGTGGTGCTGAAATAAATGCTGAAAAGATTTCACTTGCTGGAAAAGAAATAAAACTTACTACTGATGATATTACTATTAGTTCTACTAATTTTAATGTAGATAGTGGTGGTAATATTACTGCAAACAATGTTACTTTGAATAGTGGAACATTTAAAGGTGATGTAAACACTTCACAAAATTGTTATGTTGGTAATGATTTATATGTAGGACAAAATCAATCTTCGACTACTGTTGATTCAAAGTTTATCAATTTTTCAGGTATGTGTCATTTAGGAAGATGGTATGCTTATGGCGAAGAAACATTACAAGCAAGAACAGGCAATACATTTGAGGTTCAATATAATAATGGTCTGGGAGAAAACTTTAATTTATTTCAAGCAAAACCTGATTTTACTTTAATAAATAATAGATATACTGATATAATGATGGGAGATACATATATTAATTTGTCAGTACAACCTACAATAGGCAGTGATGAAAGATTAAAGCAAGAAATAAAAGATATAAATACATCTTGGATAGATGAACTTAAAGTAAAAGAATTTGAGTATAAGAAAATACCAAATAAAAAACAAATAGGTTTAATAGCACAAGATTATTTAGATAAAGAATATGGAAAATATTTTTTAAATGAAAATCAAGAAGGATATTATTCTATTGCTTATGGGAATATAACAAATGCTTTAATACAATACTGCCAAGAAATGAAGAAAGAAATAAATTCTTTGAAAGAAGAAATAAAACAATTAAAGGAGAGTGATAAATAATGGCAAACATAAAAATAAGTGAATTAAATGAATTAACACAAGCAACTAGGTCAAACAATGATTATGTACCAATAGTAGATACAAGTGCTAATGAAACAAAGAAAATAGCAGTAGAAAGTTTGATACCTAGTAATGTTACATTAGTTGCTGTAAGTAGTACAGAACCATCAACTTGTTATACAGGAGACCAATATTTTAACACAACAACTAATTTAATATATACAGCAATAGAAACTAATGTATGGGGAACAACAGGAGAACAAGCAAAAATAGGAATAACATATATAGTATTTGGAACACAAACAGCTTATGCTTATAATGGAACAACATTAATAAGTGTAGGAGGTGGAGCTAGTGGTGGCGGAGAAACACTACCTGTTGGAAGTGAAATAGATTATACAGGAACAGCTCAAGATATTCCAGATGGTTGGGAAGAAGTAGAGAGTGAATGGACTTATGTAGGAACTATAACAGGACAAACAAATCTTGATTTGCCTACATCTTGGAAAGAATTGAATTGTATATTTTTATATGCTGGAGATACAACAAAAGCAAGTACATTCAATATATTAAAAGAATATACACAATCTCCAGTAAGTGCAACGGTATTTGGTATTCCTAGTATTCCATCAGGTGGCTCTACTGGGAACTCACAAGGATATATGGGAGCAATTAAATATGTTCCTTCAACAAATAAAATAACAATCGAATATGCACCAGGAGTAACTTCTACTTCAAAATTATATGTATATTATAAATAGGAGGAAATTATGAGAATAAAGAAAACAAGCCAAACAACACCAGTACAAGCAGAAGTAGTAAATACATATAGTACAAGTACAGAAAATGCTTACAGTTGTGATTATACTAATAAAGCCTTTGGTGGAACTATATTATGGACTAATGAAAATCCTACAAGTAATTTTGCAGCACAAGATATTAATTTGTCTAGTAGTGATTATGATGTATATGAAGTGTTTTTTACATCAGGTACAGGAGCATCTGACCCTTATACATCTATGAAATCTATAAAAGGTAAAGGTGTAAGATTACAACTTGTTTCGTGGGGTGGTTCTGCTGCCGAGGCAATAGTAAGATGGATAAATTATACAAATGATACTAAATTATCAGTACAAAATGCTACTTTAAATGGTTCAAATTCAAATGGAAGATTAATTCCACAATATATAGTAGGTTATAAAACAGGAATATTTAATTAGGAGGTGAGAATGTGAATTTTACACTTAAAAATGAAACTTACGATTTTTGGAAAAAAGTAGCTATGTATTATTTACCTGCAATAGCAACCTTTATAGTGGCAGTATTTGAAATATGGAACATTCCTTATGGAACACAAATAGCAGGTACTATAATGGCATTTGATACATTGTTAGGTGTTCTTTTAGGAATATCAACAAAGAATTACAATAAAACTATAGAAAAAGGTAACTAATATAGAAGAAGATTTAAGTAAAAAACCTACAACAGAGATATTACATGATATGTCAGAACTTGATAATAATATAGAGCTGTTAATATTAAAGTATAACAAGTTGTGTATTGAAATAACAAAAAGATTTCCACAAGTGAAAGATAATGTTAATTTTAAACAAAAAGTATTAAAAAGATAAGGAGATGAAATTATGGAAGAAATACAAACAACTTTTAATGAATTTGATGTAAACGAAGTATTAGTTGAAGGAGGAGATATTGATGTACAAGATACAGAAAACATTGCCTAATAAAGGTAATAAATTTTATAACAATGGTGATAATGGTGGTTATTCTTGGTGTATAACAGGAGTACCTACTGTAGATGGATTAAATGTATTATGTAACTGTGTAGGATGGGCTTGTGGTAGATTTAACGAAATCTATTCAATAGAAACAGGATATGAAGGTATGAAATACCCACAACTTTGTTGTAATGCTGAAAAATTTTATAATAAAGCTAAAGAATTAGGACTTGAAGTAAGACAAGAACCAACAAATGGTGGTATCATGGTATGGGAAGGTAAAGGTTCATTAGCAGGACACGTTGCTGTAGTAGAAAAAGTAATAGATAGCAACACAGTTTTAACAAGTGAATCAGGTTATAATCATTTTGATTTTGCTAATTATACTAGAGATAATAATAATGGAAGATGGGGAACAAATTCAAATTATCCTTATTTAGGTTGTATAGTAAATCCAGCAAATCCTAAACCAGAAGATGATCCACAGCCAACAGATTATCCATTTGAAGGTATCATAAAACAAGGTGCAAAATTATATAATGAAGAAGGTTATAAATATCCAAGTGATTGCAAAGCAAATAGAGATTGTACTGTACAAGGTGAAGGAACTGACAAAGTTAGTGGTAAGTATAAAGTATATTGTAGTTCATTTAAACCAAGTATAGTATATACAGATAAATCAAATGTAACTAAAAAAGGTAGTGGTTATCCATTCCCTGCAATAATTAAAAAAGGTAGTGCTTTATATGATGTAAATGGTAATCGTTATCCATCTAGTTGTCAAGCAGATAGAAAAGTAACTGTTGAGGGAGAAGTAAATGGTAGATATAAAATCTATGGAGAAACATTTAGACCAAATATAGTATATTGTGATAAAAATTCAATAGTAAGATAGGAGATATTTATGTATAAGTTATATGATTATGATGTCCATACATTAATAGATAAAAGTGAAGATGAATATGATATAATAACAACAATGAGTACATATTTTCATGGAAGATTTGGAACAAGATTTCTAATTATTCATTATGATAGAGAACAAGATATGGACGAAATATACAAATCAATAAAAACAAGAGATGAATATCTACAATATATAAAAGAATATAAAACAAAAAAACTTAAGCAAATGTCTTGTATGGAATTAAAGAAAGAAATAATTGATATAAAAAGTAAGCATAAAATAAAAAGAAAGTGTAAGTAACTTTACACTTTTTTATTTTTTTAATTTTTTTATACAAATGTATTGACTTTTATACAAATGTATAGTATTATTATATATGTAAGGAGGTAAAAGAAATGAAAAAACACTATAAATTAAACGAAAAAGGAAAAACATTACTATATGTAATATTAATATTTGCAGTAGTAATAATAGGCACGATATTATATTTAAACAGAATAGAAAAAATCAACAATGGAGAAATGATAGTAGTATGCGAATGTGAAAGAGATAAATAGGAGGAAAATATGATTGATACAGAATTTTATAAAGAATTTTATAAAGATGAAATATTAAGAGAGTTCAAAAAGACAAAACCAAAAGTATATTTAGAAATACTACAAGAAATGTTAGGTAGTGATAATACTAACATAGAGAAATTAGAAAACGAATTAGTTTATGCAGATTTGTATTTAGAAGATGATGAATATTTTAATGAGGCATTTGACGATTTCATTAGATGTGAAAGTGAAGTAGTTAGAGATATTGAAAAAGACTATGATTCTTATAAAAGTGATACTTATTCCTATTATGGAGTAAGTAGAAGTGATTTTTAAAGGAGGAGAATAAAATGGGTGTTGGAGAATTTTTAGTATTAGCATTATTAATAATATGCTGTTATAGAATAATAAATAGAGGTTTAAGTTTTTATGAATATCAGATGAAAGAAGAAACAAAAGACTTTAAACCAGAAGATGAAATAGTAGAAGATATAACAAAAAAAGATTTAAAATAGGAGGTAAATATGAATAATGTATTTATAAAAAAAGAAGATTTAACTGAAAATATTTTAACTAAAAGTATAGCAAATTATTTTGATAAAGATTTAATTTCAATAGATGAAATATTAAAATTAATGAATGATATGAATTATGAATTAGAAAATTTATATGAAAAAATAGATGAATTAAATCAGCAAATAACAGAATTAAAAAAATAGTTTTAAAGGCATTTTAAGACATTTTTTGGCAAGATAGTATAAATTATCAAGAAAGACAAAAACAAAGCTAAAAAAGGCATAAAAATAAGTTTAGGAGGTATGTTATGAAAACTATTGAAGAAAATGTTATATCAAGGGCAATAGAAAATGCAAATAAAAAGAAAATGGAATATTTAGAAGCAGATAGAAACAAAGAAGCTGAAAAATGGGAAGATATAGAAAGATTATATATAAGTATTTATGGTTTGATAGAAGATGGGTACAAATACAGAGAGGAGAAAAAATAATGACAATATTGAAAGAATATAGAATAAATAATGATTTAGGACAAAAAGAAATGGCATATAAGTTAGGTATTAGTACACCTGCTTATGCTAATTATGAAAATGGTAAAAGAGTTATACCAAGTGAAGTATTATTAAAATTCTTAAAAGTAAGAAATTGGAAAGAAGATAAACCACTTATAGAGGTTTTGGAGGAAATATATGGCAAAATATAGAAATATAACAAATAATGATTATGATGCTAAATTATTAAAATATAATACAGAACATAAAGTATATTGTGAACATTGTGGAGATGGACATGGTGTAATATTTTATGATAGTAAAAGTAATAGAGAATGGCTTATATGTCCTAATTGTGGTTATTATGTATTTAAAAATGAAAAAGCAAAATTAAAATATGAAATGAAAAAAAGAGGGATATTAGTATGAGCTATATAGTAAAAATAACAAATGAAAAAAATAAAATAACAGAAAAACAAATAAAAAATTTAATGGAATTAGTTGATATATTAAAACAATACAAAGAACCAATAGAAGTAGATTTGCACAAAGAAAAAGTAAAGGAGAAAAGATATGAAAATAATAGATTTATTAAATAAAATAGCAAATGAAAATGAGTATTGGAAACAATTAAACGATTATGGAACATATAATACTTATTTTATAAGTACACAAGGAAGAATTTGCAATCAAAAAGGGAAAATATTAAAACAACAAATAGATAAAAACGGATATCCAAGAATAATGTTGAGAGATAAAAATGGCAAAAGAAAATTTATTTGTATTCATCGATTGGTTGCAGAAACATTTATACTTAATTTTGAAAACAAAAAATTTATAAATCATAAAGATGAAAATCCTTTAAATAATGATATTTCTAATTTAGAATGGTGCGATATAAAATATAACAATACTTATGGAAATAGAATAAAGAAGGCAAGTGCTAGTTGTAAAAAGAAAGTGCAATGTATAGAAACAGGTATTATATATGATAGTGCAAAAGATGTTGAAACTAAATTAAATATCAATCATTCACATATTAGCGATTGTTGTAGAGGTAAAAGAAATAAAACGGGTGGTTATAGTTGGAGGTTTGTAAATGAATAAAATAAAAGTTATTGACTTACTTAATATGATTAGTAAAGGAGAAGAAGTACCAAAGGAAATAATATATAATGGTTATAATTATTTTTATCATACAGACCGTAAAAATTATTATAGAAGTGTTGTAGGTAGTAATTGGATAGCATTAACAACTGATTTTAGTATATGTAATATTTTAAATGATGAAGTAGAAATCTTAGAAGAAGAAAAGAAAATACCTGAAAAATTAGATATAAGACAAGAAAAAAACATTAAAAATAATTGGAAATGGAAAGTATATGGGAAAGAACACTCATATAATATTTCAACACCACAAAAAATAATAGCAGATAAATTAAATGAAGTTATAGATTATCTTAAAAGCAAAGGAGAATAATAATGAAAGGCGAGTATATTTCAATAGAAACATTAAGAATATATCAAGATATAGAAAAAGAAAATAAAGAACTACAAGAAAAGATAAATAAAGCAAGAAGTTATGTATTAGAATGTGAAGAAGAATTATTGCCAATCAGTCCAGGTTGGATTAGAGATTTACTAAATATATTAGGTGATTCTAATGACTAAAGAAGAATTTTGTATAATGCCAGATAATCCACCATATTGGAGAAATTTTAGATTTAGTAATAATCCTTTTATATGCAATAGACATGAAGCATTTTTTGGAACAAAAAACAGAAAAATATCAATAGAAGATGGTTTAATAGTGTTTCTTACACATGAAAATCACGAGGGAACAAATGGAGTACATGGTAAAAATGGGCATAAATTAGATTTGATGATAAAAAAAGAAGCAGAAAAAAGATGGTTAGAATATTATGATAAAACAATAGATGATTTTATACAAAGATATGGTAAAAATTGGTTATAGGAGGTTATTATGAAAGTAGAAGATTATGTAAGAACTAAATATGGAATAGCAAAAATTGGTTCAATAGGTAAATATAAAGGAATAGATATAATAGCAACTGATAAACAACCTTATGGAATTAAAGAAATAATTAAATCAAGTCCAAACATAATTGATTTAATAGAAGTTGGAGATTATGTTAATGGGCATAGAATAGAAGAAATTTCTATAAATAAATATGATGTAAAAGTATTATATTATGAAATTCCTAGTGATTATGGTTATGAAGAAATGTTGGCAAAACAAATTAAATCAATAGTAACAAAAGAACAATTTGAAAGTATGGAATATAAGGTTAATAATAATGAGAATAAGTGAATCACAATATAGACAATTTATAGGCAATTATACAAAACAAAATAAATATCATAATAAAAAAGTAGAATATGATGGAATCAAGTTTGATTCAATTAAAGAAAAAAACAGATATATAGGATTAAAACAATTAGAAAGACTAGGTGTAATACAAAACTTACAAAGACAAGTTCCATATTTACTTATAGATACAATAAAATATAAAGGCAAAACATATCCAAAGACTAAATATTATGCAGACTTTCAATACACAGATGTTAAAAGTGGCAGAACAATTGTAGAAGATGTTAAAAGTGAAATAACCAGAAAAGATAAAATATACAGATTAAAAATAAAAATGTTATTAAGTAAATATCCTGACATTGATTTTGAAGAAATTATTTGATATAATTAAATTGCTAGGACAAAAGAGTGTTTATATGGATATATTAGGTCAGTCCTAGCAGTAGATCTAGTATATCTGTATAAGCACTTTTTTGTTTTTTTGCAAGAAAGGAAAAATAAAATGAAGTATAAAAATCAAATAGGGAAAAAATATGGTAAATTACTTATATTAGAAGAAGATAAAAACATAAATAAAAGAGGAACATATTATAAATGTCAATGTGAGTGTGGAAATATAAAATCACTTTTAGGATTTAATGTTATAAATGGTAGAACAAAAAGTTGTGGGTGTATAACTAAAGAAATAAATAAATACAATGCACCAAATACCAAACATAAATTAAGTAAAACAAGAATATATAAAATATGGTCAAAAATGAAAAATAGATGTAATAATGATAAATATTTTCAATATTATTTATATGGTGGACGTGGAATTAAAGTATGTGAAGAATGGTCAAATAAAAAAGATGGATTTATAAATTTTTATAATTGGGCAATAAATCATAATTATAAAGATAATTTAAGTATAGATAGAATTGATACAAATGGTAATTATGAACCATCTAATTGTAGATGGGTAACACAAAGAGAACAATGTCATAATTTAAGAACAAATAGAAATATAACTTATAACAATGAAACACATTGTATAAGCGAATGGGCTGAAATTTTAAATATTAAAAAATCAGTATTGTATTGGAGATTTAAAAATTGGAAAGATATTGAAAAAATATTTGGTTTAAAAAAATAAATACAAGTATCAAAAAGAAATTAAAGAAATTTAAAAATAGGTATTGACTATTACTACAATAGGTATTAAAATGATATTATAAAGGAGGTAAAGATATGGAAAAGATAGAATTTGAAAAATTAAAAAATAAAGAAGATATGATAATAGCATTTAATCAATTAAAAGATGATTATTCAAAATTATTTCAAGAATATTATTTTTCTAAACCAAAATTAGTTTTTCAAAAAAATGCAGATAAAACTACTAATAAAATGATTATTCCAAAAACCATTATAGAACAATGGGGAAATCAATTTTATATGGAAATATACCAAGATAAAATAGTTTTAAAACCAATTAAAAAAGGAGAATAGCTATGGAAAATAAAAAATATTATTGGTTAAAATTAAAAGAAGATTTTTTTGAAGAAAAACAAATAAAATATTTAAGAAGTTTACCTGATGGAGATAAGTTAGTAATAGCATATTTAAAAATGCAATTAAAAAGTTTAAAAACAGAAGGATTTATTAAATATGATAGTGTATTACCAAGCAATATAGAAGAACTTGCAATGATATTAGATGAAGATACAAATATAATACAATTAATGATAAAAGCACTAGAACAAACAAAAGCAGTAGAAGTGTTAGATGATGGTTCGTTTTATATGATTGCTATGCAAGATTTAATTGGTAAAGAAGGGAAAAGTGCAGAAAGAGTTAGACAATTTAGAAAAAGAAAAAAGCAAGAAGTGTTACAATGTAACAGTGGTGTAACAAAATGTAACACAGAGATAGAGATAGAGAAAGAGATAGAGAAAGATATAGAGATATATAAAAAAGAAAATAAAAAAGAAAAAAGATACTTTGAAAATGATAAATTAAATGAAATATTTATTGAGTTTTTACAAATTAGAAAAAAAATAGGAGCAGTAAATAGTGATAGAGCAATAAAAACTTTATTAAATGAATTATCAAAATATGATGATGAAACAAAATATAAAATGATAGAAAAAAGTATTGTTAATAGTTGGAAAGATGTTTATGAGTTAAAAGAAGAAAAATATAATAAAAGTGAAAATTTAACACATAGTCAAAAACAAAATAAATTATTGGAGGCGTTAGCAAATGGACAAATCACAGTTAATTAGTAATATAATTGGTAAATTAAAAACAGCATATCCTTACTATTTTAAAAATCTAACAGAAGAAGAAACAATATCGTTATTTGCTATGTATCAAGAAGAATTAGGTCAATACAATGAGGAAACATTAACAGAAGCTATTAAAGAAATTATTAGAAATAATGATTATATGCCAACATTAAAACAAATTATAGATAAATGTGAATCTAATAGAACAAGTAAAAGAAATGACATTATAGACAAAATGTATGAAGATGGTTATTTTAAAAGAGGTCAATTTTGTGAATTAGATAGTGAACAGGAATATAGAAATTATAATAAAGCACTAAAATTTGTTGAAGAAGGTATAATACCAGATTGGTTATTAAGAGATATGAAGAAATATGGATATGATGATGGTACAGCACAAATAGGAACAGATATTAAAATGATTGAGACAGAAGAAACTATTAAAGAAGAATTTACTGAAGAAGACGAAAAAGAGTTTGATATGTTATTAGCAGATATTTTAAAAAGTATAGATGAATTATAGGAGGTAAATATGAAAATAGGGGATAGAATAAAAGATTTCTTTGATGTAATAAAGTATAAAAGACAAAGAAATACAGCATTAAATAAATATGAAGCAAGAAATGAAGATTACATAAAATCACTAGAAACAGTACAAATATTAGTATTGCAAAATGTAGAATTTCAAAAACAGATAGAAAAATTAAAAGAAGAAAAGAAAGAATTAAAAAAATTAGTTGAAGAAAAGAGAGGTAAATAGTATGGAATTAACATTTAGAACATTAAGAGCAGATGAAATAGATTGTAGAGTAAATCAAATAGAAAGCAATTATTGTACTTTATTACTATATAAAGATGCAAGATGTGATATGAATATATTAGATGAAACAGTTGGTGCTATGAATTGGAAAAGAAGTCATTTAAGAGAGAATGCTAATTGTGTAGTGTCAATATATGATACTGATAAAAAAGAGTGGGTATCAAAAGAAGATACAGGAACAGAAAGTAATACAGAACAAGAAAAAGGTTTAGCAAGTGATAGTTTTAAAAGAGCTTGTGTAAATTGGGGAATAGGTAGAGAACTATATACAACACCAAGTATAATAATATTTCCTAAAAAAGAAATGGGAAAGAAAACAAAAAAACTAGATGAAAATGGAGAAGCAATATTTGAACCTGAATTTTTTGATAAAGGAAATGGAAAATATAATACAAAAACAAGATTTCATGTAGATTTTATAAAATATGACAATAACAGGAATATAACTGATTTAATAATAAAAGATCATAAGAACAACACAAGATTTGCAAGTGTAACAAAAGAAACAGAAAAAGAAATGCTAAAGAAAATACAAGAGTTAAGAAAATTAATAGATGAGAAAGAAAAAACAGATAAAACATTTAATAGAAAGACAATATATAACTATTATGGTGCAGAAGATGATAGCCAATTAAGATATGAAGATATAGATAAAATAATAGAAATATTAAGAAAGAAGGATAAATAATGAAATTATTAATAAGTAAAAATAAAGATGGAAATGGATATTATAGTAAAATAAAAAACGATTATAATGGGAAACATACTGAAAAGTATTTAACAATACAAATACCAAAAAATACTGAATTAGAATATGGATTATATGAAGTAGATGGGTTCTTATCAACTTATGAAAAAAAAGATGGTACAGTAGAGCTAAAACTGATAATAACTGAATATAGAAAAATAGAAAAGCAAAAAGAAATACCAGAAACAGAAGGAACATTAGAAGAACTAGATGAATTAAGCATAAGAACAGAGGTACAACAACACTTTAATACAGATGATGTAAAACTTCCTTGGGAGGAATAATTAATGGATCTATTTAACGATTTGCAAGAATTGATAAGAAAGTTAAATACATCAATAAAACTATTAGCAAAATATGGTAAAGAACTTGCAGAAACAGAAAGAGATTATAAAATAACATTAAGACAAGAAGCACTCAAATTAAGAACAGAAAAGGATATGCCTGTTACTCTAATTCAACAAGTAGTATATGGCATTCCTGAAGTTGCTGATAAAAGATTTAAAAGAGATGTAGCAGAAAGTATGTATCAAACAGCTCAAGAAAATATAAATTCAATTAAATTGCAAATGAGAATAATTGAAGGACAATTAAATCGTGAGTGGCATAATACGAAAGGGGAATAATAATGAGAGAAAGAGTATTAAATTATATAAAAGACTTTGGAAGTATAACTACATTTGAAGCATTTACTGAATTAGGATGTACTAGATTAAGTGAATATATTAGACAATTAAGATTTGATTATCATATAGTAGATGAATGGATAAGTTCAACTAATCGTTATGGAGAAAAAGTGCAATATAAAAAGTATTGGATAGAGGAAAAATAATGAATGATACAATGACAATATTTGATTACTTATATCCTAAATACAAAATAACAAAACCAATAAGACTTATAGAAATGTTTTCTGGTTACGGAAGTCAAGCACTTGCTTTAAAATATTTAGGAGTTAAGTTTGAACATTGGAAAATATGTGAATGGGCAGTTAAAAGTATTCAAGCATATAAAGATATACATTTTACTGATGATAATATTGATTATTTAGAACAACAACCATATAGCAATAAAGAAGAATGGTTAATAAGTTGGTTATATGAAAAAGGTATATCAAGTAATTATAATGAACCAATGACAAAACAACAAATAATGAGATTAAGTGAATTGCAAAGAAAAACGATATTTAATAACATTTGTGCAACACATAATTTAGTTAATATACAACAAGTTAAAGGTAAAGATTTAGAAATAAAAGATAAAGACAAGTATGATTATATATTGACTTACTCATTTCCTTGTCAAGATTTATCACTAGCTGGTAAAGGTAAAGGAATGAGTGATACATCTACTCGTTCTGGTATGTTATGGGAAGTAGAAAGAATACTTACTGAATGCCACGAATTAGGAACACTACCACAAATACTTTTAATGGAAAATGTTCCACAAGTACATAGCCAAGATAATCTAGAGGATTTTAATAAATGGAAATTAAGATTAGAGGAGCTTGGCTACAATAATTACTTTCAAGACTTAATAGCAACCGATTACGGAATCCCACAAACAAGAAATAGATGTTTTATGATTAGCATATTAGGTGATTATAGTTATACATTTCCTAAACCAATACCACTTAAATTAAAATTAAAAGATATGTTAGAAGATAATGTTGATGAAAAATATTATTTAAGTGATAAAACATTATTACAAATTTCTAATTGGAAATCATATCAAAATCCATTAGACAGTGTTATGGGAAATGAAAGTATAAGTCCAACAATAACAACTAGAATTGCAGAAAGTCAAGATGGTGGAATAAATGCTAGTATGAAAGTGTACTGTGATAAATTAGATAAAACTACTAATTTAAGAATAAAAAATGCTACTAAAAAAGGATATTTAGAAGCAACAGATGGAGATGGTATAGATTTATCACAACCAAATAGTGAAACTCGTAGAGGTAGAGTACAAAAAGAACAAATACAAACATTAACTACACAAAATAATTTAGGAGTAGTAGTAAACCCATTAAAAGGTATTAGTGGTAAAAGTTGGCAATTTGAACAACAAGTTTATGATGAAAATGGTAGTGCTAGAACATTAAAAGCAAGTGAAGGTAGTGGAAATATACCAAAAGTAATAAATGATTTAAGAATAAGAAAATTAACACCAAAAGAATGTGGAAGATTAATGAATGTTAAAGATGAAGATATAGATAAATTATTATCTAATCAAAGTGATTCAAGTGCCTATCACTGTTTTGGAGACTCAATTTGCACCAATGTTCTTATGGCTATTTTTGGAGAATTGTTAGAAATAGATTGGAAAACAAAATTAAATGAATTATTAGAAAGAAAAGGAGAATAGAATATGAAAAATTTAGTTCTTGGTGTTATAAGTATGTTTTTGATAATAACATTTATATTTATGCCATTAGGTTTTATTCTATTTAAAAAATGGTTAGATTTAGAAAGCAAAGGAGAATAATATGAATAAATGTGAATGGTGTGAAGAAGGAAGATATACTTCTATGCCAATAAAATTTAGAGAAATAAATACATTATATTGTTTAGATTTACATTATGATGAAGAAAATAATAAATATTTAATGGAAATAGATAGACAAAAATGTCCTAGTCCTTATTGGGAAGTAAGATTTCAAAAAGAAATATATTATTGCCCATTTTGTGGAAGAAAGTTAGAAAGCAAAGGTGAGTAATAATGAATGTAGGATATTATGTAAGAACTGAATGTGGTATAGCAAAAATAAAAAGTTTTGAAACAAAAAATAAAGAAGTTATTAATTTAGATAAAGATATTATGATTTGTAATATGGATTGTTATAGAAATTGTTGTACTATAAATCAAGTTATCAAATCAAGTCCAAACATAATAGATTTAATAGAAGTTGGAGATTATGTAAATGGGTGTCCTGTTTTACATAAAGAAAATAATGAATTAGTATGTGGTTTATTATTAAGATATAATGAAAAAAATATAGAAAATATTGTTACAAAAGAACAATTTGAAAGTATGCAATATAAAGTAGGTGAGTAATATGAAAGATAGAGAAAAAGAAATAGATTACTTATTATATCTAAAAAGTGAACTAATAAAAGCAACAAAGAAAGAAATAAAGCAATTACAGCAAGAAAAACAAATGATACAAGGATATAAAGTATTAGAAAGGAAAAGAAAATGAATAAAGAAATAAAAGAAATATTAGATAATTTAAGAAAGTATATTGATGATAAAGAAACAGGGGAAGTAATAGAAAGCAAATATACAATGAGTTTAATATTAGATTACATAACAAAACTAGAAACAATAGAACAACAATATAGTGCTATATTAAGTGAAAACGCTGAATTAGAAAATAAGATAAAAAACCTAGAACAACAAGTGCAAGATTTAAAAGCCGATTATGGCTCTAAAGCACAAATAGAAAGAGATTTATTAGAACAAGAAAATAAAAGATTAACACAAGGTGTAACATTATTAACTAATAAAGTAATAGATATGACAAAAGAAAAAGAAAATTACAAATCAAGAATAGATAAAGCAATAGAATATATAAAAACGTCAATGAATAATCCACAACCTTTTTATGAATACATATTTGGTGATGATAATGGAGATGTTCAAAATCTTGATAAATTATTAAAGATATTAGGTGGTGATGAAGAATGAAATATAGAATAATAGAAAAAGGTTTCCCAATAGAAATAGAAATTTATCGTAAAAATGTAGGTATATTAGGAATGATAGAAGTATATAGAACAGGCAAAATATATTTTATACACGAATTATCAAATAATATAAATGCTGGTATGAGTATAAAAGACATAACTAAAATATTAAAAATTGCTAAAAAAGAAATACGAAAAGAAAATTTAAGACAATTTTTTAAATGTAGTTAGGAGAGTGAAATAACAAATGAATAAAGAAAAAGTATTTGCCTGGATATAAAGTTTAGAAGATATGGCAGACCAAAGTGATAGATATTTTGTTGAAAGAACTGAATTATATAAAGAAAATCAAGAAAAAGACAAAGAAATAGAAAGATTAAATAACATAATCAATGAATTAGAAAAATATATAGCAAGTGAATATTATTGCTTTGATAATGAAAGTATTGAATTTGAAGTATCAAAAAATATTTTAGATAAATTAAAAGAATTAAAAGAAAAGAGTGATGATAATGAATAGAGAAATAACACCAAATGAAATAGCAAATGCTATAAGAGAAGTTTTAGATGAAAAAGATGATTTAAAAACACAAATAGAAGAACAAAATAAAGCATTAAACAGTTGGTATGAAAAATATCATAAATTAAAAAGAGAAAAAGAAATAAAAGACAAAGAAATAGAAAGATTAAATAATGAAATAAAAACATTATTGAAAGAAAATGGTAATAAAGAAAAAGTAATAATAAAACAAAATAATATAATAGAAGAATTAGAAAAAGATTTACAAAGTAAAATAGATGAAGATAGATTAAATATTATTAGTAACTCACATTGGTTGTATGTTTTAGATAAATTAAAAGCATTGAAAGAAGGCAAATAATGAAAGATAAATCAATATTAATACTAATACCATTTATACTAATATTATGTTTATTAATAACAATAATAGTATATGACAATTTCAGAAGTAGAGAAATAAATATACAACTAAAGAAAGAAAAATATGAATGTAAACAAGAGTTAAAGAAATTAAGGAAAGAAAAGTTGAATTGGCAAATCAATAAGTGATTTGTCTTTTTTTATATTCTGTGTTATAATTATACTGGTGGTACAATAAACCACACATTTACCTCTATATTTTTAATATAGAATTGAGAATAGGAAACATCGCCCCTTTTATTATTTTTTGTTTTTCATGTATCACCTTTCTACCTATTCTCTTTTTATATTGCCTTTTTTTTATGTATATGTTACAATAAAGTAAAGAAAGTAGGGGTGCTTATGAACTTACACATTGATCCAAGTTGGAAATTTAAGCAAATAATTATTAATATTGAAAAAATAAAAGAGGATTTTTACGCACAACTATCCTCTTTTTCTTATTTCCATTTACGCGAAAAGGTTTTATATTTAAGAGGAATTAAAGAACAGATATATTCTTTAAATATAGAAAACTGGCAATCTAGCAAGATTTGGGAATACTTAAATGACAACATTGAACTAGAAGAACTTAACAAATACTTATAGGGGGTTGTTTATATGGTTGAATTTGCCTTTGTTTTTATGTGTCTATACTTATTATACTGTATCTATCTTTTTATCAAGCATTGGCATGATTAGACACTTTTAAAGTTATGTGTTATAATTAAAGGGAATTTAGAAAAAAGTAGGTGATAGAGTGCAAGAAGCTAAAATTGGGAATGATAATGCTTTAAAGTATAAAAATATTGAAGATTTACAAAAAGGTATTGATAAATATTTCCAAGAGTGTGATGTAAAAGAAAAACCATATACAATGAGTGGTCTTGCTTTATCACTTGGAATTGATAGAAAAACATTAATTAATTATAGTGAAAGAGATTCGTATTCCACCCTAATAAAAAAAGCCAAACAAAAAGTAGAATGTCAACTTGAAGAAAATGCTTTAATGGGAAAGTCTAATTCAACATTTACAATATTCAATTTAAAGAACAATTATGGTTGGCAAGATAAAACAGAAATGGAAATTAGAAAAGATCCTATTGAAGATTTAACACCACTTGCTGAACTTCTTAAAGGAGAAAAGAAATGAATTTTGTCCAAACAATAAATTGGGCTCCATTTTCACAAAAACATATTGATTATATAACACACGCACTTGATAACATAATGAATGTGGCTGAAGGAGCAGTAAGAAGTGGTAAAACAATAGATCATTGTATTATTGCACAAATGTATCTTGAAACTTGCAAAGACAAAGTCCATTTAGCGAGTGGTAGTACATTAGCAAATGCAAAACTTAATATTGGTTATTGTAATGGATTTGGGCTTGAATGTTTATTTAAAGGACGTTGCCATTGGGGAAAATATAAAGATAATGAGGCATTATTCATAAACACCAAGACTGGCGAAAAAGTAGTTATATTTGTTGGTGGTGGCAAAGCTGATTCATATAAAAAAATATTAGGTAACTCTTATGGCTTATGGATAGCAACCGAAATAAATGAACATTATGATAGTGATGACGCACAAACAAGTTTTATCAAAGTTGCGTTTGACCGACAAATTGCAGCTGATAAAATGCTTACTTTATGGGATTTAAACCCTAGTTATCCAAAACACGCAATATATACAAATTACATAGATAAATGGCAAGAACAAGGACTTGTTGGAGGTTATCAATATCAACATTTTACTATTGAAGATAATATGTCTATTACGGAAGAACGTAAGAAACAAATTGAAAGTAGATATGAACCTGGAAGTGTTTGGTGGAAACGTAACATTAAAGGTATGCGTGTTAGTGCTGAAGGTATTATTTATGTGCAATTTTGCAACCACCAAGATTTATTTATAAAAGAAAAACCAGTAGATGAAAATGGCAATCCAATTCATTTTATGATAATTTCAATAGGTATTGACTATGGTGCAAATCAAAGTTCAACTGCTTTTAAAGCAACAGGAATAACACCATATTTTAAAGAAGTGTGGACTTTGGACGAGGAAAAAATTGAAGGTATAAATTCACCTGAAGAAATATACCAAAAGTTTGATGAATTTTATCATAGAGTAGTAAATAATTATGGCAAAGTAACTCATGCTTATGGTGATTATGGAAGTCTTGGTCAAGTAATTACATTAGGAATTAATAAATATATGCAACAACATGGAATACCATTACAAATACAAGATTGTTACAAAGGAAAAATAACCGATAGAATACAACTTGATTGTCAATTATTTGCAAAAGGTAAAAGATATATATTAAAAAAATGCAAACACATGATAGAGGCATATTCACAAGCAATATGGGATAAAGACCACCCAGATGAACGATTAGATAATGGCACTTTTGATGTGGACAGTTTAGATGCTCACGAGTATTCAATATTTAGTTTTTATGATAAATTTTTAGTTGATATTAAAGGAGGATATTAATGAAATTAGAAGATTTTTTACAAAAAAATTATAATTATAACCCTGATGTTAAGGATGTATTAAAAACATACATAGAACAATGGAAAAGTTGGTATGCAGGAAATGTTAAAAGTTTTCACAACTATTTTATTTACAATGGTAAAAAGAAAGTAAATCAAAAAAGATTTACAATGAATATGGCAAAGGAAATAAGTGAAGATTGGAGTGATATTCTTTGGAGTGAAAAATGTGAGATTAACATGAAAGATGAAAACTCACAAGAACAGCTTGAAGAACTTGTGAACTCACTTGATTTATACTCACTTATTAACCAATCAATAGAAAAATCAGGAGCATTAGGAACTGAATCAACGGTTGTTAGTGTTTATGATTTAGTACAAAATGAAGATGGTATGTATTTAGATGTATCAAATGCTAAAACACGCGTTGATTTAGTAGACATTGACTGGATATATCCGTTAAGTTGGAATAATAAAGGAATAACTGAATGTGCTTTTGGTAGTGTTGAATATAGTAAAGGTCAAAAATATGTAGTATGTTCAGTACACAAAATAGCTGACAATGGTAATTATGTTATTTACAATCACTTATTTAGAGATAGCAATGGTAATTTAACTGAAATAACAGAAGAAGGAACAATGGCTGAATTTGATACAAAGTCAAACATACCTTGGTTCGCAATATTTAAACCATTACTTACAAATAACTTATTTAATAATAGTCCATTTGGTATTCCACATTATGCAAATGCTATTGATAATTTAAAAGCAGTTGATATATCATTTGACGCACTTAAAAACGAAATACAAGATGGAAGAAAAAGAACATTTGTAAGAGCTGATATGCTTAGCTATGATGATGGAACTCAAAAAATGACATTTGATCCAAACGATACAACAGTTTATCAATTACCTAGTGGAGCAACAAAAGATGATTTAATTCAAAGTGATAGTGATAGTTTAAGAACTGCACAACAAATAGAAACATTAAATACTAACTTGAACATCTTAGGTAATAAAGTTGGATTTGGTGAAAACCATTATCATTTTGACGGTGTAAACTTATCAACTGCGACTGCTGTTGTATCAAGTAATAGTAAGTTATTTAGAAGAAAGAAAAAACTTGAAATAGGTTATGAAAGTGCAATATTTGATTTAGTAAAAGCTATATGTTATGCTTCAAGTCAATTTGGAACTTATAATATTAATACAGAAGATATGGTTATTCAATTTGATGATTCAATAATTGAAGACAAAGAAGCTGAAAGCAATAGAGCATTAAGAGAAGTAAATGCAGGATTAATGAGTAAAGTTGAATATCGTGAAAAGATATTTGGTGAAACTCCTGAAATTGCTGAACAAGAAATTAGAAAAATAAAAGAAGAAGAACCAAGTACAAGTGATTTACTAGGAATTAGAAATAATGAAGAATAGGTGATAGTATGCAAAAATTCAAAGTATATTTTTGGAAACATTTACCTAAACAATTATTTAAAGAAATAAAAATAAAATATAAAGATAGATTAAGAGATTATATGAATGTTTATATTTGTGATACATTTGAAGAAATGTATAGATTAGAAAATAAACTAGAAAAACAATATGTTGAAGAAGATTATGGTGCAAGAACTTGGTGTTATACAAAAAATTATTTGGATGCTAAAAGTGGAAAGTATATAAAAACAAGTCCTTTATGTGGACACATGATATTTAATAAAGAGTATTATTATATGAGTTCAATATCACATGAAAGCACACACGCAGTAATTGGATATTTTAGTAGGAAATTAAAACCATATCAAGATATATTTACTAAAGTAGATGAAGTAGGCAATATAATAGAAGGCACAGATGAATGTGATATAAATGAAGAGTTATTTTGTTATATGGTTGGTAATATAGGCGACCAAATAGTATCAAAAATAGAATAGGAGGTAATCCTATATGATAAGTGAAGAACAAATTGAGTTGTTAGTTGAAAGACTTTTGAATAGAATAGAAGAAGCAAACACCTATTTTCTAATGAAAATGGGTTCTTCTATTAAAAAAATAAGAGAATTAACACCAAGTCAAGCACAACAACTTGTGAATATCTTGAATAT